TGCGCTGACGCTGCGCTTCCTTCTGCTTAGCAGTTTCACGGGCTTTTGCGGTCTGTTCTTTGCCGATCGCGCTTGCGCATTCAAATGAGCAAACTACCTGCCCGTCGCGGACCGGGTGGAACCACTGGCGACAAGCTTTATGGGCGCACTTGCGGCGCGGTAACTTAGCCATTGAACCAGCCCTCATATTCAGATGTGGGCACGCGCTCAGCAACGATCCGCAACTCGCGCTCCTTATTAGTGGAGTGCTCATCGGAATGAATTTTTTCCGCCGCTGCAGCCAAGCACTCTACAGCCTTCAAATAATCTTCTTCCCTAAAGTTATCTACGGCCATAAATGCATCCATTACTCGCCAAACGACTCGATTCTCTTCCTGCTTTTTCTGGGCGATGAGTTCGTTGATGTGATTTCTCAGCGACTGAAGCTGGCAGAGGTCATAATCTTGAAGTTGCTGAATGATATTGCTCACGATGACTTCCTCCGTGCCGCGAGACGTAGCCATTTCTTATCGACGAGCCCGGCGGTGTAGCCGAGAAGTGTTGGGATATCTGAAGGGTTTGGCTCCGGCTTGCGTTGACGGCGTGCCGGGACCTTGTAGATGTGACCGTTCATGACGCGATTAATGAGGTTAGCCATTAAGCCTCCTGCTTTTCGCGCAGCAGTTGATACTCACAACTCTGCGGAATGGTCAGATGGCAGCCGATATTCATCGCCCAGGCTTCGACTTTGCACAGGAAAATGTACATGTCGCCTGTTTCCAGATCGGAGGTATGGCGGAGGGATTGTACGGTGGTGACCTCTCCGGTAACGACGTCCACCATGTCTTTGCTTTCGTAACCGAGATAGGTGTGCTTCATCGCATCTTTCGCCCACTCAGGGGTAGAGAATGCTTTTCCGCGGGAATAAGATATTCGCTGATTTCGCCGTACCACATGTGGCTGAGCGAGTTCTGTGACAGGCTGCGCTTCTCGCGCCATGGCTTTACCACCAGTCGGAAGCACTGGCCATCATCGAGTAATGGCTGAATCTGCTGGCCGATGGCAGAGAAGTTACCACGGTGGAGCTTGATACCGTCTTGAGGAAGATTCACGCTTCACCTCCGGAGAGATAAAACGCTGGATGAAGAAAATCGCTGGCGCCGGGCGACGTCAGTGACAGGTGATATGGTGTTCTGATTGTCTTTTGCACTTGAAGTCCCCTTCAAGCGCCAGATGCATGCCGCAGGTTGTTCAGGCCTGCGACATGATGATTATGGCTTACTGATTATTGATAATCAAATTACACACTGTTTAACTCCCTGCTCAGTATTTTTCAGGTCATTCTCCGCAAAGAGGATTGACGTTCTGGCAGAGCGTAGTCGCGATTTGGCGTTTTTCTCTTCACGCTCAAGGTTGGCTACAGACTCGCGCAGTTCATCACGCTTTGCATACAGCGCCTTAATCTCAAACACGATATTTTCTCCATTGCGCGCTCTATCAAGAATTACCTCGAACGGGTCAAGCATAGAGCCACACTGAAGGCAGATCAGTGTCCGAGCAACTTCTGATATCTGTGTCTGGCTATGTTTGCAGTACTTTTGTCCGGTGCTTTTTCTGTCGGTGATGGAAACATTAAGCATTTTTTCCTCTTCCGATTTTGGCTGCACCAGCTGTACTACGTTATCGCTGATATCGCCCATCACTTCACCTCCTGCTGCGGTGCTGCGGGCAGTGGCATCCAGTGGGTTACAGTAATTGGATGGTATTCAATTCCATAGTTTTGCTCGTATACCTGCGCGTACCAGCATGCATTTCTTTTGTCGAATTTTCCGTGCTGAGCGGCATGTAGCTCAACGCCAAAATCAGGACGAGGCCAGATATAAACAAAGTCATCGCTTTCAGGAATCCGCTCGCTGCAGCTTATCCAACCATCCGGAACCACCGGAGAGTTGCCAGCCTGAAGCATGGCGGCTCGGATGGTTCTGGCAATGCGTTCGCGCAGCTGCTGCGTGCCGTGGTACTCAACAGCGATGTCGCGCAGTTCATTTACCAGCTCACGAATATGGTGGTCTTTCATTGATACCGGTGCTGGCGGGGCATCGTAAAGCGGAGTTGGTTCGCTATACTCAGCCAGTTTCGGGTCGCCAGCATGTAGCAAGTAGCCCTTGTATGTCATGTACGCCACCGGCTCCTGCTGCATGGCAGCCAGCAGCATATCCATAGCAGCCATTCCATCTCCGAACATTTTGTACTGTTCTCTGTCTGCTGTTGGGTCGTAGTCCTGCTGCCAGCATTCGAAATCGTTCCGCAGGCGCTTGATTTGCTCTCTGGTCAATGTGGTCATGCTGGAACTCCCTCCTGATACTGTTCGAACCAAAACACCACTGGCTTCTCCACTACCTCGATAAGGCCAAAACGCTCTGCTGTGCGGAAGTTCATGCTGCTCTTTCGCCCGCGCTCAACCTGAAGAGACACCTGCTTTCTGAACATTTCTAGCGAATAGGAAGTTTTCAGTAGATTGCAGGGAGCACATGCCGGGAATAGGTTTTCCAGCCTCTCAGCCTCAGGCCTGTAAAATTCACCCGTCGCCTTTAGTTTGAAGATGCTTTTCGCAGCAGCCTTCATGCACTGCTCTGATTTTCGCAGCACCGCCTCAACGTGGTCAGCATGCCAGCCCTTTTCCGGCAATTCGCACCCGCAGTAAGCGCAGCGACCGCCAAATTTCATGCGCAGTTCAGCGCGCTTCTTTTTGGTCAATGTGGTCATGCTGCACGCTCCTGTTTAACCATCAGCGCTTCACGGACGGACGGTTTGTAGTAGTGATGGAAGGCGAACGTAAGGCCGAGCTTAGTTGGCCGTTCCTGCTTTCCGAGTAGCCCAAGCCGCGTGCAGATAGTCGTAGACGTCCATCCGGAGTGATAGCCGGCGGCACGCTTCATGACTGTTTCGGCAAGGATGGTTCGGAAATCAGTACGCCCGAAATTGGTGTTTTCGAATGCGGAGTTGATCATTTCATCGGTCAGATGTGCATCGATAGCATTGCTCATTGTGCGGCCTCCTTCTTCTGCTTGTTGTACACAGCCCAGCTCAGCGCATTGAGCTTGTCACGACCAGCCTTGTCGTAAATGTGAATTCCGTCCTTGCATGAATGCTCAAGCTTCACCTTTTCTTCCAGTGCGCCAAGGTCCTCATAACTTAGATTTGCCAGCTTGAGGCGATTCCAGCCAAAGTTAGGGATGCGGGTCATTGGACGGCCTCCTGGCGAAGCTGGGCGGCGAACGATTGCAGCAGATGCTTCATCGAAGATGCCTCCATGCTGTTTGCGGAACAAAGCTCAGCCGCCGCACGCTCAATAGCGCTGGCCCGCACTTCATTCAGGAAAGCGTCGGTGGCTGGGGTTTTCTTGATGACATAGACGGTGTCCTCTCCAGCTTCATGACCGCAGATGTAACCGTGTAACACTGGTTGATATATCTCGCGTCCAAACAGCCCGAGGCGTTCACCCAGTTCCTGAATATCAGCACCATCCAGCGATGCGCCATCAGCCGCGGCACGGAAACAGGTTTTGATAAACTCATGTTTAACCGCATTCTCCGCCGCCAGTGCCGCGCATCTGGCTTCCAGTTCTTCGTATGTTGGTTTCATGCTCCCACCCTCCCGTAGAAAGCCAGTACGCGCTGCATAGCTGCGCTTTGGCGACATTCCTGACAGATAACATTCACTGATTCAGCGCGGCGACGCGCACGTTTCTTCGCTTTTCCGAGCGAGTACACGCGGTGGCCGATGGCGCCTGTATGCTTCAGCTCTTCGGTGTTCACCATATTGGTGATGGCCGTCGAGATTTTGTGGTACGGCACACCAAGCTCGTCGGCGATATCAGCCGCAGACATTTCCCGGCCGTTTTCCAGCAGAATGGCGATCCGCGCTGCGTAGGTCTGGTTATTGCCGTAGCGGATAGCTGCGCTGGAGTAGCCGCCCTTTGAACCGCGAATGCTGAGTTGCTCAGCACCAGCTCCTGTGCGCCACTCGTCGTAAGCCTCTGCGCTGGTGAAGTAACCGAACCCGGCTTTTCTGAAGAGATACCCATGCTCTTTAAGCACTGTTGTCTCGCGGTCGAGGGCCCGTAGCGTAATGCCCATGGCAACGGCAAGTTTCACGCGCAGCACCGGCTGGTTGGTTTTCACGTAATCAACGATGCGTTGTTTTAAGCTGTCCATCTTGTTCACCTGATAAGGCCTGAAGCCTTTCCTCTGAGGTATTCTTCCCAAAGCCACTGCGCAGGAGTAAGCGCACCTAGCGTTGCCGAGTTCGGCATGCAACCAATGCTTTTTCCTTCCGGGTGATATCCTGCCCTCCGGCTTTCGTGCGATACCGGTATCGGATCTCCTTTCTGCTCCAAAGCGGGTACTGGAACGGGTATCTTTTCCCCTGCTGCAACCTTCTCAGCCCATTCACCAAGTTTCTTTGCCGCATACTTTTCAGTTTCAGCTTCACTTAACTGACGCTGGTACATCGCCCTGCGCGTATCAGTAACAATCCAGTACATGATCTCGTGCGACCATGGGAAATTCTCTGCGCCACCAGCGTGAAGGCCTTTTTCGCGGCTGTAGCGGTGGAACTCGTTCATCACATCGGCAATATTCACCCCAAGTACGGTAGAGCTGTCTTTGCACCACTTGATAAATTGCCCCGGCGATGGCCAGAAAGGAGACGAGCTAGCACGAGCGTGCCTTACTCCAGCAGACAGTTGCTCGCGAGTGCGGATCCCATTTTCTGAAAATGCTGCTATCCACTGACGCTTTGCTGTTTTTTCGTCCGCATCTGTTCGCAAATTAGTTTGCGTTGAGGCAGGGAAAATCTGCTTTAGCTGGCGAAAAAGAGAGTCCACAAGGGATTCTGCTTCGAAGTTAATTACCTTCTGCGGATCAGTATCGCCACCTGACATTCTCGACAGCGCAGCACTGTCACGGTTATTGATTGCGGTTATCAGCTGCATAGTCACAGGAAATCCTCCCATCCCTCACGGCTGTTCCAGTGCGGTGACTCAGGCTCAGTTCTTGCCTTACGGGAAAGTGGATTTGTTCTCGCATTGCGGATCCAGACCCTAAAAGCTGAATTCCAGTCAATCAGCACAGTTCCACGAGCCATATGGTAATCACGGAAGTTCAGTAACTCTTTCTCAATGCTGACACCCTTCTCGGCAGCCATCGCGATATGTTCTGCAGACGGTTTGAACTTAGCCGGGAACGGGATCTCGCCGTTGGGTGAAATACCGATTCGGCGCTTTGCCGCTTCGCTCATAAAACCTTCGCGCCCAGAGAGAGAGTTAGGTTCAGTGACTGGTTCAAAAGAGTGACTGGTTCTGGTGCCATCTGCTGGCATAGGGGGTGTGCCATCTGCTGGCATAGGGGGTGCCATCTCACGGCATACCCCTGTGCTTTTTAACGGCATAAGGGTGGCATCTAAACTAAGGTAATATACGTTCGAAGTGTTACCTTTCCCGTTGTTTACTCCAAGGCGGTTTTCACGCTTGATAAGCCCCATTTCCTCAAGCGCATCAATGTGACTGCGAACCGCTGATTTGCTGCATTCACACTGATCAGCGATGTGTTGATAAGAAGGCCAGCATTCGCCCTTGTCATTGGCATTATCAGCCAGTTTTATCAGGACGAGCTTACGCAGTGAGTTGCCCACTTTGACCCCCATTGCTTTCGCCATAAGTGACATGCTCACGTGCTACCTCCAGTGTGTTTACTCTTGATGGTTTACCCGGCATAATTGCCTCGCAATGACTTCCCGTTTTTGCACCCGAAGACTGGCTGTGTTGACGCACAACAGTCTTCACCCTTTTCAAATCATTCACATAACCCCCAGCATCGAAGTGACCATTGTCATTAACGGCCCCACCTGCTCAGGCATAAGGCGGAACAGCGACGCTATACCCTCACTTACCTCTTTCAGTTTCTGATGCTCTGGAGCGTTCAGGAGCACGGCTTGCTTTGCTTCGGCGCACTCTTTCATCGCATCGGCTATAAGCGACATGGTGTCGTTCTGAGGTACCAGGCGTCCGCGATACTCGAGCGGGAGAACAGCCATGATTGCCGGAGTCAGTTCGCGCACATTCTCGCGGTACTGGTCGGAGTCAAACCGGTTGTCCAGAAAGCGAAAAAGCTTCTGACGGGCCCGGCTGATGTCTTCTGGAAAGTCGATCTCCGTACCGCCCTGATCCCTGTACTCAGCGATAATGAGCGCCGATACCACGTCCTGATTGTCGATAGCCGCTGACCATGCGCGAACAGCTGCGCGGATCAAGTCGTGTTTATTCTCTGGTTCCGGTTGAGCGCGATTTATCATCACGCCGCTATGTATTCCGGTACTCTGTTGATACGCAAGTGATTGCATGTGCATTCCCTTTCGTGGTTAGGGCCGCCGGTCAGGCGGCAAAAATTCCAGGATAAAGGACTTCACGAGGAAGCCCGGTAGCGTCTTCGTACTTACGCATTTTCGTGATAGGTAGACTGCCGCCACGCTTTTTGAGCATGTTGATAGCCTGTGGCGTAACGCCGACTTTTTCAGCCAGCACCTTCTGAGAGCCACCAACAGCGTTAATTGCACGCTCTAGCGGTGTAATGGCCTTTTCTTTTTTGTTGATCATGGGTAGCTCCACATGTATTTAATCAACACTATGTTAATTCATGGAGTGGATTAAATCAACATCATGATGATGGAAATAATCAACAAGATGTTTACTATGCAGGGAGCGGAGGGGTTTATGACAAACGTTTCAGACAGAATTAAGCTTTTACTCGCCACGGAGGGGCTTAAGCAGAAGGAATTAGCGGAGCGGCTATCAACCAGCGCGCAAACTGTTAATAACTGGATTAAGAGGGATTCTATAAGCCGTGAGGCAGCTCAACAAATAGCTGATAAATTTGGCTATTCTTTAGATTGGCTTCTCAATGACAAGGGGGCGCCAAAAAAGGTCGCAGAGAGCAATGTCCCACCAGAAAGTGAGTGGGGATCTGTCGATGTATGGGATAGCAATACACCTCTAAGGGATGATGAAGTGGAAGTTCCTTTTCTTAAAGATATTGAGTTTGCATGTGGTGATGGCAGCTATAACGAGGATGACTACAACGGGTTTAAGTTACGCTTTTCT